TTAGGGGATAGGCATGGAAGAATTAGAAGTTAGTAGGAGAGTACCGCTACCTAAGGTTAGGAGAGTATATAGTTATCCGTATAGCAAGCTAGAGGTAGGAGATTCTTTTGCTGTGCCTAAGGAGGATAGGGCCAAGGTGTTGAATGCCAACTACAGGGCGAGTAAGAGGCTTGGGTATAAGTTTTCTGCAAGAACGGTAGGGGATGTAGTCAGGGTATGGAGAACTGCATGATCATTGATGACTTTGAGAAACTAGACAGATATGTCTTTGAGTCTTTGAGTGACCAGTTTGATGCTTGGTTGGTCTGGAGGCTTAAGAACCTGCGGGACACGATAGCAAACATGACTGTGACACCGGAAGATGTTGAGGTTGTAGAGGCGTGTGATACGCTCTTGGATCACTTCCAAGGATGAAATTCGAT